CGAAGTTCAGAGATATGAAGCTGTTAAGGCGCGGGCTGAATTACAGCGCTTGAACTACCCGACCCGCTGGGTGACTGCAAATTCAATACCTAAGCAGAACTGGAAATGGGGTGATTTGATCCGCGAATATTTGAAGCTCACATCGGGAGTTATAACATTTGACCACATAGCGAAAAAGGTATATCTGACTAAAATGTCGGCACTTGAAGATAACATCGGAACGGCTTATAATTGGACAAACAAAGTTGATTATTTTACCGAACCAGTGATTGAGTTTGCCAATGATCAATACGCGCAGCGGAATAATTTCACATATAAGCCTCCGTTCACAGATCAGCACGAGGATGCAAACGGAGACCCTTATCCGTTGTTCACAGCTTTGGATGGAACTGATTTTACTCAACGTATTGAGAATACTAACTTAAAAGCTGAAGAAGATTTGATTGAATCTGAATTTAGTTTCAGCAGGCAGATCATTCGCTTTGATGGCTTAAATGTCGCGCACGTGCCGCAGTACCGATATGTCGAAGCTGCTGCGAATGTATTCGATGCACCGTTGGGATTTCAGCGCAACAGCGTAGGTCAGCCGATTGTATTGCTTCGCGAAATGACGGACGCGGGTAGTCCTTTGACAATACAGATGGAGGACGATTTGTATTCACCGTCGACACACGTTGTAAACACTTGGTATGTCAGTCATTTTATTGATAGCACTCAACCGATTAGTCTCGGTTGGGGTACAAATCTTGTCGAGGAATTTTACGATTACCTTATCGGGATTGTAACGAATTATAAGAAGGTAACGCTCCGACTGAACTTAAACCCCGTGGACATCCGCACGCTGGATTTTCAGCGGCCAGTATACATTAGCGGTGTGTACTATTACATAAACGCAGTGAACGGATACGACCCGATAAACGGCGGAAGCACTGAAGTTGAACTAATAAAATTAAATCCTTATGGCTGAAAATAAAGAGACGATTGTATTGGAGATAAATGCGAGTGATGCACTGTCTCAGATTGCCAACATGCAGAAGGAGCTGGACATGCTTAGGACTGCACAAAAGGAGTTCACAACTGATTCGGTTGAGTATCAGAAAATGGCATCCGCGATTCGCATTGTAAGCAAGGAGCAGAGCGATTTGAAGCGCACATTGGATGCATCGGTAAAGGCACGGCAGCAGGAACTTGACACGGTTAATTTCGGGAATAATTCAATTAAGCAGAACCGCGAACTTTTAAAGCAGTTAACGGCTCAGTATGTGGAGATGAAAAATCCCACTACTGCAATGACCGTTCAGATTAAATCACTTAGTGATACGCTCAAAGGTCAGGAAAAAGCCATCGGAGATAACCGCCGCGAAGTTGGTAATTACAAGGAATCGATTAAATCTGCTTTTGGTGAACTAAGCATTGGTGGAAAATCTGTAGGTGCATTAGGCAGTTCACTTGGTGGACTTTCGACTGGATTTAAAGCCGCAGGCGGCGGATTAAAAGGCTTAGCCGCTGGTTTTGCAGCGCTTGGCATCCCTTTAATTGTAATGGCATTTCAGGCGCTAATAGATATAATGAGCGGATTCAAGCCGATTGCAGACGCTGTTGAATCTTCGGTTGTAGGTCTTAAGGCTGCGTTTGGTGCATTGATTTCAGGCGGTTCAATTTCGGAGGCTGTAAAGCAGTCGCAGGAATTGTTAAACGTGATGCGTGACCTCGAAGATACTCAGGGTGCTTTTTCGATTCAGATGGAGCGGGCAAATAGGCAAATTCAATCATACATTGTTCAGTCGAAGCGCAAAGGCATAACTGAAGCGGAAGCACTTTCATTGGTTGAGAAAGCAAATGAAGTAGAGAAAAAAATATTTGACGAAAGAACAAAGCGAAATAAGGTTGAATTAGACGCGGCTTATCGGGCGTTTAAGCAGAAATATCATTTGAGCAGGCAGGAGGTTGCCACGTTGCTATATGGAACTAATCAGCAGGCTAAGGCTATTCGTGAACGTATAGAAGAAAACACATCGTATAATGAAGAAGAATTAAACCAGCTTCAAGATCTTGCATTAGAGCGCGAAAAGATTGCAACTGAATCGGTTCAGCTTCAAGATAAGTTAGCCAACAGAACTGCGGCGATTACTGAAAAATCTCAGAAGTCTCAGACCGAAGTTGTAAAGAAGGAAACAAAAACCAGAGCGCAACTTGAAGAAGAGGCAGCAAAGGCACGAGCAGCAGAAGAGCAGCGGTTGTATGATCTTGCGAAATTTAGATTAGATCAGCAGGCGGATTCACTCGAAAAGCGTCTTGATTTATTTGATCTTGAAAGTGCAAAGACTATTGAGAATATGCGCAAACTTGGCGCATCTCAAATCGAAATAGACCAATATATAGCCGAACAGCGTTTGAAGGTCGAGCAGGATTTTTATACGCAACAAGGGCAACAAATGCAGCAGGCTATGCAGAAGCAGGCCGCAGAGCAAAAGGCTTTTGATGATCAGATAAAGCAGAACCGCGAATACGATGCGAAGATCATGCAGGAGTTTCGCATCAGTCAGGCTCAGATGGACGCGGAGTATGCTGCGGGAAATTATGAGAATAGCAAGGCGTTGTATGAGGCTAAGAAGGCGTTAAAAGACAAGGAGCTTGCGGATTCAAAAAAGAAAGCTGACGAAGAAAGAATGATTGAGCAGGCAACATTTGAATCGGCTCAATCACTAACGAATACACTTGCACAAATCGGCAATGTGATGATGGGCAACTCCGCTGCGGGATTAGCCTTCCAAAAAGTTTTGGCAGGTGTTCAAATCGGAATTGACACAGCTAAGGCGATAAGTAGTGTAATTGCTGCGGCAACGGCGGAGGGTGCGTTTGCGGGTCCCGCTGCGATATTCGTAACCGTTGCTAAGATTGCATCAGGTATTGCAACCGTTACTGCTAACATGATGAAGGCAACCCAACTACTAAGCAGCGCGAATACACCGGAAGCACCGGAGATGCAGACTTTCGCGGAGGGTGGTAGGGTTTACACGTTAGGAGGCAGGAGACACAGCGAAGGTGGCACGAAATTCTATGGCTCGGATGGTACACGATTTGAAGCGGAGCGCGGGGAGAAAATATTTGTGATGAAACGGACTGCAAGCTCAGCGATTGATCGGCTTGGTTCGTTTAATCAGTTATACGGCGGACGTCCGTGGAGTTCGACACGGCACGCTCATGCTGAAGATGGTGGTTTGGTTTTTGATGGGGGAATGACTTCGCGTTCATTTAATCAGCCGAACATAACTGAGCAGTTGCGCAATGCCTTAACTAATATGCCTCCTGCTGTTGTATCTGTTAAGGAGATCAACACGGTTAACACCCGCCGTACTATTGCTCAAGAGCAGGCGGGGTTGTAGGCTACTTAGTCTCCTGCTGTTTAAGACCTGCTCTGATAAGTTCCCGCAATGCCTCCGAAGATCGCAGACCGACTTGCTGTTGATATTTCTCCACGTCACGTGATAGCTTGACGTTAAGAGTAGTTACCCACCGCTTACTCCTTTGTTGTGGGGAGGTTGTAGACATAGCTCAGAGCAGTGAATGAAATGTAGATAAAGACTAACCTATTGATCTCCGACCACTCGCTAATATTAAGCGATTGCGCGGCAGTCGCGTGAATGAGATAAACAATGATAAACATTGTGATCATTGCAAGGTAAATAAACAAAGGCTTAGACAGTGAGCGCATAGTTTTTGATTTGATTGTAATAACGAATGATGTTAAGTTCGGTTGTGCTGTTTACGACTTCTTCGCATAGCTTCACAACAAGATCAGAACTCCCGAAGATGTTTAGTAGCTGCTGGTATTTCAGTGCGGGGTCAATCATTGCATGAAATTATGAACATTCCGAAACAAAAGCTAATAAATAGTAATGAAAGATTAAAGCAATATTCGGACAATTCAAGCTCCCCACTATTGTAAACGTTTGTCCATAAAACAACTTGCACTAAATCAAACACCATTAGAGTGACGATAATAGCTTTGAAAAATTTATTCATTGCCGTAGGTTTCGTTGTAGTATTGTTCAGCTGTTACCTTTTCGTCATTAGCGAATGTGCCTTCATTAAACGCTTTAATCATCTGTTCCTTCTCCATTGCTTTGGCTTGTTCAAATGGATTTTTTGCAGTATGTAGATTTTCCATCAACCACTCCACCGCTGTCTGTTTCTTGCTCATTGCACCTCGTTTAATATGAACTCAATAATTTTTATCATACCGATTCCTGCGGCAATGAATACACACATTAGTAATATTTCGGCCATGTGAATAGTTTGTGTTTAGTTTGAAGTTTAGACCAATGCTTAGTTTCAAAGTTCCTGCCATGAGTAGCCTCAAATCCATTTGCGTACAAATTAAAATAATCCTCAACAAACAATTCGCAGACATTGTATTTTTTTAGCTGCTCAGAACGGATGTTCGATTCAGGATTAATTAGCGGCCATGTAGCTGCGATTCCCGTAAGCTCGTAAATATTGTAAGGTACATAAGCCTCCGTGCTTTGTTCGGCTTTGTATTGGCTTTCTAAATTTCGCAGCACGAGACTTATTGCATCCTTTAAAAAATCGCATTTCGGCTTTGATAGCATGATAGATAAATTCCCGTCTTTGATGTGCTTATTTTTAAACAGCACAAAATCAAACTGCTTTGTTTGCTCGAATAGTTTTGGCAAATCGCAAACGCAAACGCCGTGGGCGTCTACATACAAGCCTCCGAAATCATAAAGGTAAACAAGCCGCATGATATCGGCGCGGGCAGCGTAGATATTTAGTCGGTCAAAATAAAACGCAAGTTCAGGATGGAACTTGTTAAGATGTTCGGATATGTCTTTGTCAAATATGACGCTTGTTTTTAATCCGTCGAATTTACTGAGCCGCTTTATCTCATCGTAAATGTGCAAATCGCTTGCGGCATCTTTAGTAGTGAAAAATATCTGAAACGGTGCGCTCATAATTTGTTGGCACTAAATTGGCACACTTTTAAATCAATGTCAATACCCTATTGTAATTTTAGCACAAATGGCTGAACTATACATTGAAGGATACATCGGAGGCGACGCAACTGCAAAGCAGGTGCGCGACTTCTTAAACTCTACTGATGGTGATGTAACCGTCCGTATAAACAGCGGCGGCGGATCTGTTTCAGAGGGGTTCGCCATACATGACCTGCTCAAGTCAAGCGGTCGCAAAATCAAGACGGTAGTTGAGGGAATGTGCGGGAGTATCGCAACGGTTATCGCTCAGGCGGGCAAAGATTCAGGCGGCAGATATATGCACGCTAATTCTGATTTCTTTGTGCATAACCCATTCTGGGAACCATATGCTCCCATCCCAATGGAAGCAGATCAGTTGGCATCGCTTGCCGAAGATTTGCAGAAGGTTCAGGATAAGATATTAAACTTTTACTCATCTGTTACGGGCAGACCCGTCGAAGAACTCGCTCCCATTGTTGCAAGGCAAACTACCCTAACTGCTCAGGAGGCAATCGACTTAGGTTTCATTGACGGAATCGAAGCGGGCGAAATCACGATGGGCAAACGCTTTGAAATCAAAGCATATATTGATACGGCTAAACAAAAACAAAATAGCATGAATGACAAAATCACGGGCATGTTGAATGCCTTAGTAAAGCGCGTCTTCAAAGACGCCACCGTAAAGACCACCGAAGGAGTGGATATTTACTTTGATGGTGAGATTGCCGTAGGCACTAAGATTTTCACCAACCCTGAAATGACCGAGCCAGCTCCCGATGGTGTTCACACTGTTGGCGATAAGCTGTACACTGTGAAGGATGGCGTAGTAACTCAGGAAGCTGAAATCGAATCGAAGCAGCTCGAGAAAGAGAAAGAAAAAGTTGCTGCCCTGACTGCTGAATTGGAAGCTGCTAAAGCTGAACTTGAAAGCATCAAAGCTGAAACTTCTGCTCTTGTTGCTGAGATCAAAAACTTCAAAGCAAATTACAAAGCACCTGAGACTCCGAAGGCCGAAGCTGTTGACACCAAAGCAGTAGAAGCACCCGTAAGCCTCGGTGAGCAAATCTTAAATATTCGTAAACAAAAACAAACAAACAAGTAAACATGGCAAATGCTATCACCTCTGTCGCTACGTTTGACGGCTTAAACGACAGCCTCTATCTCAAGCCGTTCACCAATGACCCTGACGTTGCTCAGCTTGGTTTCGATGTAAAGGTTGCTAAAGTTCCTTTGCATCTCTATTTCAACACGCAGCTTTCTAAAATCACTAAGGAGAAAGTTGCCTGCGGTTGGGATTTCCAAGGCGGTGCAAACGTCACTAAGAAGACGCTTACTCCCGTTGAACTTGCTGCCGCTATTGAGCAGTGCTACACTGTATTCATGCAGACTTATTTCGCCGAAGGTCTTCCCGCTGGTGCTGCCCGTGGTGAACTGTCTGCTGAAATCGTAGACATCCTTCAGCAGTTGCACTTCGACGCTAACAAGCAGGATTTGCTTCGCATGCTGTTCCTCGGAAACACTGGTTCAGCTTCTGCCGATTACAACGCGTTTGACGGTGTGTATCAGCTGCTCGGTGCTTCATCTTCTCCTGACGTTGGTGCGCTTGTTGCTGCTGACTTCAACAGCACAAACATTGTAGCAACTATGGCCGAGCTTTACAACGCTCAAAGCCGTATCATGAAGGGCATCGCTGACAACCGTAAGAAGTTCCTTGTAACTGGTAACATTTACGACGCTTGGGTTGATTACCTGATCTCCGTAGGCCAGAACTTCAATCAGGCTGGTCTGATCAATGGTGTATCGCAGGTTGCCTACCGTGGTATCGAGATGGTTCCGCTCCGTTGGGTTGACGCTGCTTTGGCTGCTGACTTCACCACTGGTTCGCCTGCTGTTGTAACTAATCCTTACCGTGCAATCCTGACCGTTCCTGATAACCACAAACTCCTCCTTGACAAGTCGAGCTTCGGTGATGCTAAGGCTTGGTATTCGATGGACGACGATGTGTTCCGCGTAGCTGGGTCAGGCTTGTATGCTTACCAGTTCGGGTACGATGATCTGAACGTAATCGGAGGCTTCTAATTTTAAAACGTGAGGGGAGGGTAACACCTCCCCTTCTTAAACTTCAAAAGATATGGCAACATGTATTGATTTAACGGCGGGGCTCGACCCGTCATGCGCTGCGCTAAACAAAGTCGGCGGAGTAAACAAAAGAGTTTGGATCGGTCAGCTTTCGCAGCTGTCTTCTTATGCTACCGATGTGAACGGTTATGTGAGTGGCATCACCCTTGCCACTTATGAGACGCTGTTTAAGTTTATCGGTAAGCGTGACAAAAACTCAGGAATGTTCGAAGGTACTATCGGGGAGAACGTGAACACGTTTAACCAGTCTGTTACTTTGGAACTTTACCATAGCACACCTGCTGACCGCGCGGCTATTGAATCGCTATACAATGCAGACGATGTATTCGCATTTGTAGAGACAAACGCTGGTCAGATTGAAGTGTTCGGAATTGATCTCGGACTTAACGCCTCTGCTCTGAGCGGTGGAACTGGTACGCTGTTGAATGACAAGACTTCTACCACTTTGACCCTGAGCGGCGAACAGACTTCCATGCCTAAGCTGTTTTTGAACGGTGGTACGCTGGCTGCTTCGATCACCTACCTCGACAACATCAGCGCATAATTTACATTAGACTGTAAACGAATGAACCCCGCGATTTGCGGGGTTTTTCGTTTGTAGGTACTGCAGTTGCGGCAAGCCGCGAGTTATAACCAATGCTAACATTTAGGTCATTAATACTGTTTCTACTAACTCAAACCACAAACGATTCATTGAGCCACTTCCATCATCTTCGTAAACCCTTTTAAAAGTGAATTGATACCATTCATTTGGTTTTAAATAATCCGTATCAAGGTCGAATGTTGCAATTTCCAAAGCATCACAATCACTTTTAATAATCATATCGTCAGGTGAAATTGATACTATTCTAAAATCACCTTCTTCAAATACTATTTTTCCGTTTGTGGTTTGATGTGAAAAAATTTCTACTGTTATCATATTTTTCGTTTTAAATTCCGCACTGGTTATAACAGCACATTTGCGTTATGTGCCAATAAACGGTGTGCCTTGAATGAACATTTTTGCGTGGCACACAAACGCAAATCTGCAAAACGTTATAAGCAATGCCTAATCAACCTTACTTGCTTGTTCAAATATTTCATTACAGGCACTGCTTATAACAGGACCTATACCCAATAATTTTAAATCAGAAGCTAATTTTTCCAATTCAGCTTTTGTCAAACTTAGGTATGTTCCATTTTGGTTAATGTAGTATTCTTTTGTAGGGTCTGCACCTCTATCAATGTTTGTGTATTTATCTATTCTAATCATGTTTTCGTTTATTTAAAATTACTGGGTATAGCTGCAAACCGTTATGCCCAATTTTTGACAGCACTTGCGACAGTCAGCCAATACCATTTGCGGTCATCCATTCTTTTGATTTTTTCGCCATCATAATGTTTTAGTTCATTTATCTCTTTAACCCAATCATTTGCGTACCCGATAGCAACTTTCTCTGCTTCTTGTTTCCCATATTTTTTTATCATCAAGTAAGCTTCCTTTTCCACTTCTTGAATAAAACTGGGCATAACAGCACCCTTACACAATGGGGGGTTAGCGGCTTCGTTGGACAAATTTTCTGTATTCATAATATGTCAGGTTACAGTTTAGACACCTCCTCCGCAATGTATTGCAGCCCCTCCTGCACACGTTCAAGTAGCTTGGCTATGTCTTCATCATTGCGCTGAACAACGCGCTTGTATAGCCTGAATTTCTCGTTACATCGTGGGTCGTAGCTAAGGAAGATGCACTCCGTCTGATCGGTTAGTAACATGATCGTCTGCATTTGCCAGTAGTACTCGGTCGGGATTTCGCCATGCTGCCAATAGGCAAAGTGATTGACAGGATTGTACGGACATTTGACTTCGATCAGCGGCTCAACACCATCAGGTGAGCCTCCGAAGTATTCGATTGTAGAATGCGGGATAAATCCTCTTGACTTGCAAGGCAGGCCGCTATATGCGACCGCCTCTGCTTCATGGGTGATGCCCCAATCAGTCGCCGCGCTTGACTTGTTTTCAATCGCTAAGCCAGTGCATCGTTCGTAAACACGCTCGTCTAAGTAGGTGAGCGCTGTCTGCGTCCATTTGCCTGACTTAGGCTTGCCCATCAGCTTATGAACTTGTGAGGCTGTAATCCATCCGAGGCGCTGCGCGTGCCATTGTGGGCTGCGCTGCTGGGTCAATTCTTGTTCGAGTAGTGAGATCATTGTGTGTGAGTTTTTGGTTTTATGGTTTACGTTTTAAAACATTAACTGGTTCGCGTCCTTGCGCGATTAGAATCAGGTCGGCTGCTTTCGCTGCGGCTCGCTCGTCTTTGTGGTACTGCTGAACACCTTTGACATTCGCGTACCAACAGCTGCGCGTCTTTTTCCAATACACAAATTTATAAATTGACTTAGGCATCTACAAACTTTTTTAAATCATTAACAAATGGAGGGTAATCAGTTTCGATCATCTGCTCGACATTCTGCATTGAATTTATGACCGTGCTATGGTCGCGGTTCAGTAGCTTGCCGATCATTTTTAAGGTCAGGCCGTGCCGCTTAAAATACAGCATAAGGATTGAGCGTTTGATAACAAGTTCCTCCTTCCGGCACGGTGATTTCAGCGTATGCCAATCCCATCCGAGCGTTCGGCATTTGCGTTGCGCTTCATCAACTGGGTCTGTCGGAGATTCATTGCTGATTCGCTTCATAGCTTCGAGGCGTGCGCGTTTGTCTTGCAGCCGGATTTCCAGTTCTGCAATGTCGGCTTGGAGTTTTTCGATTTCGCTTACCATCTGATAATAATATTATGTTGAGTAATTTCAACATTGTAGCCTAGCGCAATTAAATCGTCTTTGACTTGATCGTCTACTGGTTGAACTGGACTTGCGGCGGCGAAATATCCGGCTTTTGCCATTACTTTAATAATTCCGATCAGTTGGTTAAAGCGTTCTTTTTCGCTTTTTTGTGCAAGCTCGCGTGCTTCTTGTGCTGTCATGGTTTTGTGGGTTTTGTCAGTTCCGCGATGCGGGACTGGATTAAAAAAATAATATGATTTGCTTGGATTGCTTTAAAGCTGTTGCGCTCCTGCAGCGCATAGGTGCGGAGGCGGCGCACCTTTTCAAGTCTTGCCTCGAGGCGTGTGGTACTCATAGCTCAAACACTTCAAAGTTTTCAAACATGTCTTTGACTTCCTCAAAATCGCAGTGTGAATATTTCGCAGCGTGCCGGAGATAGCAGTCAAGCCATTTGATAAATTTGTCTTTTGCAATGGTGCGGCCTAAGTATTTCCAATGATCATTCTCATCAGTATATTGCAAATTCACCCGAACTTCATTGTGCGGAAACTCTTCAAACGTAATTCCTCTTGGGTCGCGCTCATGTGATTCGATTCCGAAAACGGTATTCGAAACAATGTAAACGTCTGGCACAATAGCTTTCACCTGCTTGTGAAACGTGTCAACATAGGGTAGCAGGTTGTTTAGATTTTCGTTCAGATCTAGAAGCTGCTGCTGCATTTCCGCGATGTGCTTGCGGAGGGTGTGGTTCTCGGAGGTCAGTAGTGAGACCTGCTGAGCGAGGTGGTGTTGTGTGGTGTTCATTTTAAAAGGTAGATTATGGTGATGGTGAATAAAACAAAGATGAAGCTGGAGTACAGGACGATAAAATCGCCTTCATTGAATTTGTGGAACTTGCGCATAAAATTAATTGATAAGTGATACAATGTTTTTGCGAAAAAACCACTCAGGCATGGTGACATTTTCGCCTGAAATTTTAACTACTGATTTTGGACACCAAACATCGTATCCAGCCCCAGTAGTACTGCCGATAAAAGCAACTGCAATTTGGATAGCTTTCTCAGTTTCTTTTTTGGGTGTTGCTAATGCGTAAACTTCGTTGCCGCCGTAAGTAAGGGTGCTGCCGTTTGCGCTGTCTTTGATTGTTGTGTAGCTGTTCATGTGTGTTTGATTTTGATAGTGCAAACATACACAGCATTTCCGAAAGTAAAAGTTAAAATATGTTAAACTCTCACCGCCTTACCATTCACCCACTTATAAAACACTACCAATCCAGTTGACCAATAATCAGCCTCCGTCTGCCGTCTGCAAACTAAGCCGCCAAGCGGTCTGCCTCCTGCATTCACCCAGCGAAGAAACTGCGGGTACACCTCGTTTAATCTGCCTGAATTTATTAGCTTCAACATCGTACTTGTTCGGAAATTTCCCAAGCCTACATTATATGTAAACGACACAAGCGCACCGATCTGATGTGCTTCCAGCTTTACCGTCACCATCGCTCGCACCTTGCTTTCAAACTCCGCTAAATCCTCCCGCAGCCATGCCTCCGCCGTTGCCTCTGTGATCGTTCCTGCTATCTTCCGCGCTATTGTCCAATCATATTCTGTATTCATTAACATTCGCCCTTTCTTGTCTGTCAAGACACGTCCCCAGCCTGCGGTGATGTAACCAGCAGGGCAAACCTTTGGCTGCAATCCTACGGCCTTTAAATCGCCATCGTGAAGCGATTCATAATGCTTAATAATATCTATGTGATTCACAGCTTAGATTTAATCCATTCGATATACATAATCGCGTCCATAAGTTCCTCCTTAAGATGCTGCAAACGCTCTGCAATTTCAGCAGGATTTTCATCAAGCGTGCCGCCGTATTTTGAAATGCCGCGCTCCTGACGGTCGGCCATTTCGGATTGAATAGATTCAAGTATGCTCATGACACTAAGATAAAATTATCTCAGCTTGCCGCGCACGATTTGACGATTTGTAACAAAAAAACCCCCATCCGAATCCACCTCAACTTCTGCGAATCCATGCCTCCACTTTGTGAACGCAAACGGTCGGTAGTCAGGTCTGAGGCTGCACAAACATCCAAGCGACCAACAGCCGATATCCTCGCCACTCATATTCGATTCACTATGAAAAGACGGTTGGTGATGGTGGCCTATGATAGCGTTCGTCTTCGCTCGCAAAAACAAACCCCTCGCAGGGTTCACGGGACTAAACATGCTCTCCCCGAACTCATGGCCGTGCATAACGTTCAACTTGCCCAGCTTTATAGGCTCGTTCTCAATTATTGTTATATCATATTCCTTCGCCTTAAACAGCGATTCGTAGCTTAACTGAGGAAGTGTATATAATTCCTTAGCCTTTCGCAAAAGATACGAACGTAAACGCATTTCATGGTTGCCCAATATATAATAAATCTTAGCATCTGTAATTTGCTTTATCAGTCTAATAAACTTTTCAAATTCGATCAACTCCTGATCAACACCTTCCGCGCCCGGCTCTGTCTCCCAACGGCTGATCTGGTAGAAATCCACTATGTCCCCGTTCAAGATCACAACGTCTGGCTGATATTCGGCCATGCGATTGAGGGCAATCGTAACCGCTTCAACGTCATGGTGCGGCAGGTGAACATCAGACATAATGAACGCCTTGCAATCTTTGAGCGTGATATTTTGCAGCTCTTTCGCTTTCGCTTTTTTAATCGCCGCAAGTCCTTCGGCTATTGTGGATTTATGTTGCATACGTGGTTTTATAGTACATTTATTGCTCGCTCCCATGAAGCCTCGGATAAGTCCCCGCGCTGCATCTAAATTTTTATATCTCCACTCCGAAGCCTGCAATCTTCGCGCCGCTTCCATCTTGTTTATTTCGCCCGCTACTACTAACTCGCAGAGCGACATAATAAACCGCTCCTTATCAGGGTTTAACGACATATTTTATGATAGTCAAAGCAATCAGAATCAAATAACCCGCTAACATAAATCCGCCCGTTGCGATCTTGAATTTCTCCCACCAGTTCAACTCAGGGCAAACATTCACGCGGCTTACGACTTTATCATAACTTACCCGCAACTGCTCGAGCGTGTCCTTAATTCGCAGCACACTATCTGGGCATTCGAATACGGTTTTTATTTGGGCTTTCCTGCCGCTCCACTTTACCGTGGTTTTGCTGCCGTTGACCTTCAGAGAATCGCAGTCAACGTATATCGGTTTTTCAATCGTAACGCCGTCAATGAATATCTCTTTTTCATATACGTATCGAAACGTATCAATCTTCGGCACGATCAGAGTATCAGTCATCGGCGGGCATAAGCTCGCGCAATCAAGGCGGGGAGTCCGACAAGCAGACCCCACCGCCAAGATGAGCAACACACACAACGATTTATAAACGGCGTTCAAGTTCTTTCAGTCTTTTTTCCAATGCTTCAACCTTCATCTCGCACGCGCTTCGGTGCGCTCTCTCCTCCTCCAAATTCTGCTTTATCATTTCGAGCAGCTTATTCGACGTATCCACAATTTTATCCGCGCCGTCTGCAATGACATTATCAGTTTCAGCAGTGTATCTGCGCTTCGACATTATCCACGTGACCGCGTTTGTCGCCACCGTTATCACACCTCCAATGATTATTGCGCTGGTATCGTCTGTCATGGCTTAATCAATGTATATGTGTTTCCAACCATATCCTCAGCTGTCTTAACCTCCGTCTCTGCTTTGATATTCAGCACCGTTTCTAAGCGATTATAAACCGTCATAAATTCCCATCCAACTTCAGCAGGTACGATGTAATTTTCTTCAACAGACATATCGCAGACATAGACTGCACCTTCCGGTGAAATCGCCATATGCAAGTCTCCCGCAGGAATTACAAGCTGGGTGTCAAATGTCAGCTTTTCAGTTGTCAGTATCATTGTTTGTGAGTTTAGCAAGGTGATCCAAATATTGGAAAATATCTTCGTAGAATGTGATTGTTGTGGAATTTATGATTGTGGCCACTGCCCAATCTGGACGCGGAACGCGCGTGCCAACTTCATCCACTGGGTTGCCTTCATTGTCCACAAACCATGTCTCTGTCATCATAACGCCCGCTGTATTTGAACCTGACAAAATGAACGACGCATTGTATCAGCCGAGTTTACAAGCTGCATTGAAGTTATTAAATACAAATCGCTCGAGAGCGTTACGGTTGTGGTAGTTTCAACAGCTCCAACAACAGATGAATCAGTTGTTAAGGCCGTATTTGTTGCAGATAAAACTTCAATCAATCCTGAAGCCTTGACCGCAATGTTTCGTTCAAAGCCTGCAAACCTTACAGACGCAGACATTTGAAACGAACCTAATAAAGTTGCACCGCTTAAACTGCCTGAGCTGTTTATGTAAATTCTGAGAGTCCCTGCCGCATTCGTAGTCTTCAAAGTTCGCGCTGCAATCTGCACAATGTCATTCGCAGCTAATGTGTTTGCAGGAATTAAAATGCTATCAATCAACGTTTCAGATGTCGTTCCCGTTAGCGATGTTTCCGCAGTCGTTTGATAAATAGCTCTGTTATATTGATAATAATCATATACAGATTTCACGCTTGGGTACTTCGTATCGCTCGCTTTATCCGCGCTCAATGTCGTGGATTTATTAGCCACGTTCTCAGGCGTATATCCGAGCGCAGTTACTACGTTTGTAATGTAGCCCTGCGCCGCCACCCATGCCTGAGTTGCGTATCCGGTCAAAGCCGAAGCTGTTATATATCCGAGAGAAAGCACCCAGTCATATACAGCCTTGACCGATGGGTATTTAGTATTGCTCGCCTGATCAGTTGAAACAGATGTGGATTTATTAGATACGTTTTCAGGTGTATATCCGAGCGAATCCTGCTTAGTTGCAAGCCCATTCGTAAGTGCTGTATTAGTCGCATAATCTCCGCTCGCCTGCTTGCCATTTAAAGCATTCTGCAAATCAGTCTGAGCAATCAGTGATCCCGTTATACTTCCCCATGCAACCGAACCACCGCCACCGCCCGCGGGAGTAGTAAAATTGCCCTGCTCGTTCAGATACTTAGTCGCGCTTCCACTCGGAGAAATACCTAAAACTTGCTTAACCGTCGCCTCAGTTACCGCAACCGCCGCAACCGTGCTTATCCGAACCGTGACCGCAACTTTATTAATCGCTACATTCATACGCTCTCCTTTATAGTAGCCACTTCAATCATAGATTCAATCGCTACCTTCTGACCGCCTGCATACGCCGCGTCTGTTGTGGTAACTGCAACCTGCATAAACAACCTGCCAGTCATGGTATTGTTCGCGCGGTCGAAAATCAAAACAGCTTCACCAGCCGCCGGATTTGTCACCGTCATGTCGGCCAAAGTCCAGCTCTGTAATATTCGCTCTTTTTTAATATATACAATCGCATCCACCGCGTCCACCGAACTCAGATCAATCGGTGCGCCGTTCTCGTCTTCTACCGTTAAGGTGATCTCAATATCAGAATTCGTAAATATTGTCGCCATAATCGTCAGGGCAAATACGCCGCTTGTTTAAAGGGTGAACAGATGGAACGTGAATCGTAAACGTAGGACGGGGATTTACAACATCGTTATTATCTAAGTCATATACAACTCCGTCTAATTCATTGTTTACGCTTGCAAGATACTTAATAGCGTTCATCTGATAATAGTTGACCTTGCGCTCAATGTCCTGCAACAGCTCAGCTCTTCGGGCAGTTGTGATCTCAGTCGAAGTCTCATCATTGTTCTGGCGAATACCGAACTGAGTGTAATTCGCACCAGCCCAAAGTGTGTAGCGCTTCATTGTCAAAGCGCACATCAAAGGCTTTATATAATCATTCCAGAAGTTCAGTAAATCGCATTCCGCCCAATCATTTACGCTCACATCTGGCTGCGCGTTTGTACTGATCGCTGTGGCTTTAAAATACTCCCCTTGCCATTCAACTATGTTGCCGATCGCATAAGTCGTATTCCGATTCCAAGCCGCAACCGCAGGGCTTATTTCCGCCTTAATATTTGTGATCAACAAATCACTAAACAGCGGCGGCAGGTCAATATCCTGCGCATCCCTGATATGGGTTTTTACCATGCGCTCGGAAATGTTATCCGAGAATGGAAACCACTCCTTAAGATCAGTACTATTTATCAACATCGAACGCCCAATTTTTAAGTGAAATATCACGCTTGCTCATATCGCAGCCTTCAATCAACTCCCCAGACTCGACATTTCGCATCCTCTCTATAAATGCTATGGTCTGACCCGCCCAACGGTAATGCTTCTCAGTCCAGTCAGGTTTGTTGATATTAAGCAATTCTAAATTTCTTGTTATCGGTGCGCGGTTTACGCCCGCCTTGCGGCTGCACTCCGTCTCACTCCATCTCTGAAATTCAGAGTAGGTCATGTTCACCGCGTTATAATATTCATTGTACCGCTCTGCGATCATCTCAGGGGTGATTTTC